GCCTTGAATACATCGCTTCCAAGTCTGCGGCTCTTTACCACCGTCCTCAGGCACCGGGTATCTTCGTTCCTTCGGCTGGTTACAACTTCACTTGGGCTACGCTTGATAACTCTTCGGGTTATGGTGTGGAAGTCATGTCCTACACGGATGATGCTCTTGCACGTCAGCACATCGCTGAGGAAATGCAACTTGTGCAAGCCTACACCCAAAAACTCGTTTCCTCGGAACTTGGTGTTTTCTTCGCGGATGTGATTAACTAACCATGCGTAAAGAACCTTTTGACCGCAGTCGCAAGGTTTTCGTCCACAGTGTTCCCCCCGGTATGGATTGCCTTCGTATCGGGGGGCACCAACTGCATCGTGCCGATGAGGTCAAGTGGGAAGAGTGGGGTGTTGAAGAAAAGCGTATTCGTATGCTTTGGCAATACCTCTACCATTCGGAAGCACTTGAACTTGAAAAGTATGGTAAGCATGGCGATGGCCTAGATAACATGGGCGTGGAAGAACTCACGGCTATTGTTGAAGATATCAATAAAAGGCTTGAAGAAAAATATCAAGGGGACGATTACGAAATCAAGCGTCGTCGTTGCAGGTTTCCTCAAGGTGGTCGTGACAACCCCAAACGCATTATCCCAAAGATTCGGGAATGGCGTCGAACCTATGGTCATGAAGACGAGTTCTTCAAAGATTTGGAACCAGCGGGGTAATCTAAATGGCATGGAGTTACGACCCAAGTGATCTTGATAAAACTACTCCAAGTGGTCGGTTGAATGTAGTCAGACTTCTTGTAGGAGATACTAACACAAGTGACCAACAAATCCAAGACGAAGAAATTACTTTCGCTCTTGGGGAGACTAACGACAGTGTTTACTATGCTGCCGCTTGGGTTGCTAACTCCATTGCCTCTTCCTACGCACGTCAGGTAGACTCTGAGATTGACAGCACGCTTGTTGCGAAGTTTTCTCAACTACACAAACACTATCGGACACTCTCAGACAATCTTACAAGAGATGCTATCAGGTTTGATGGGACTTCTTTGGGTGTATTTGCAGGTGGTATCAGGGTTTCGGAGGTAGAGGCTATCAGGCAACTTGTTAACCGCGTCAAGCCCAAATTCTACGACAATCAGTTTGATTACGATTACAAGAAGGACGAGGGCTACGGTGGCGCGTCTTAAGGACATTAAGACTGACAATTTAAATCGGGGCAAAGCCCTTAGCCCGGAGGGCTTTTGAATGGCCTTTGACACACAAGTAATCCAACTCCTTCTAAAGTTTGGCAAGGACGTTACAGTAACTCATGTAACAGAAGGCACCTATAACCCCTCAACAGGGCAAATGGGTGGACGTGGTGAGACTACAGAGACAGTTGCAGGGTATCTATACACAGACAGGTCTGCACAAACTCAGTCTAACCTTGTCTCTGAAACCCCTATGGCTATCCTTTCTCCACTTATTGTAACTCCACCAGATACAGGAAGTAAGGTGGGAGATAAATTCATTGTCTCTGTAAGGTCTATTGAAGACAAGGGGGAAGTCGTCTGTTGGATTTGTGAATTGGGGGAGTAATGGCGAAAAGTATGATGACTATTCGGGTGAATCCTTCACTCGACAAAAAGATGCAAACACTGAGGGATAGTGTTTTTGGCTCTGTCCATGAAATCTTTCAAGGAATAGCTGCTGATGCTGTCCGTATGACTCCTGTTGATACTGGTGCTGCTGTCACTTCGTTCTCTTTTAAGGCAAACCGTTCTTCTGGACGCTCTAGAACTTCTCGTGGTAAACCTCGTAGGCAAAATGTTACTGCTATGAAAAAGATTGGCTACGATCAACTTATGGCAGACCTTGCTGCAATTGACTTTCGTAGTGTCAAATCTGTAACTCTCTCTAACGGTGCCCCACATTGGACTTACTTTAATAATAATAACCGTGTCCAAAGGGAACCTAACGGTAGGTGGATTTTTGAACAACTCGCAGCCACATACCGAAACAAGTCTTACGGGGCATCGGACTCATGAGTGTTTATGCGGATATCAGAGAAGCCTTTGAGACTAACTTAGATGCCCTTCGTATCTCCGAGTCTTTGCCTGAGATTGCTTGGGAAAATGTAGAGTATGACCCTCAAATTGGGACCAGTTTTATCACGGTAGACCACATCCCTACAGGGAAGGTAGCGGCTAATAGGTTTCAAAACCCTCAATTCAGATATGAAGGCACATTTCTTGTTGAAGTCTATTGCCCGAAGAATGAAGGTCCAAACACGGTTGACACCATCTGTGACACAATTCTTCAAAACTTTTCAGAAGCAGATACAATCGTAGGGTCTAGTGTAACCCTCACCATCCGAAACTCTGAAAGAGTAAACTCTTTTGTAGACAATTCTTGGTATATTGGGACTATGAACATTTCCTACTACCTTTACGACAACACATGAGGTAACACATGGCCTTCTCTAATAACGCTCAGACTCGTTTGGCTATCGGCGCTCAAACCGACTTTACGACCACTCAGACCACTCTGACGGAACTTCCTTTCAGCACTGCCAACCTTGAACTCTCCAAGGAACGGGTAACTGGTAACGACATTTTTGCTGACCGTATGCTTCGGACTGACCGACATGGCAACCGTAATGCAATGGGTGAACTTGTGGTTGACCTTCGTGGTGATGACTATGATGCCCTTCTTGAGAGTGCTTTCCTTGGGTCTTGGAATCTTGACGTCCTCAAGATTTGTAATACCCCTAAGTATTTTACTCTGGAAGAGTGGGCTAGTGATATTGATCAAGTTCGTCTTTTCACGGGCATGACGGTCAACACACTGAACATCTCTATTGCCCCGAACCAAATGATCACGACTACCTTCGGTTTTGTGGGTTATGATATGGCGATTAACCAGATTCAATCTGCTCCTAGTGCTGCAACCCTCAATCAACCTTTTGACTCTTACAGTGGCTCTTACGGTATTGCCAACCAAGGGTCTGCTCCCGTCACCAAGAATAACTTGTCTTCCATTGAAATAACTTTGGATAATGGTATTAACCCTGCATTTGTTGTTGGGAGTGCTGCTGCTCAAGAACTTATCTATGGTGATGCTACTGTTGAGGGCACTATGACAGTCTACTTTGAGGACGATGCATTTATCAATAGATTCCTGAATGAGACTGAAACCGCTTTGGAAGTCTCTGTTGCTGATCCCGGTTCTGAGCACGAGTTTACTTTCCTTTTCCCGCGTGTAAAAATCAATGGCGCTGAAGCCAGTATCACTGGTACGGATGGTGCTAGGTTTATCACTGCACCCTTTGTTGCTTTGTATGACGCAACAGAGGAAACTAACATCAAACTTACTCGGACTTATGTATAATGGAACTCAAAGATTTTCTTCCAACCTCTGACACTGTTACTGTAGAAATCAAAAACCCAAAGACTGATGAGGTTGTGGGTTATATTGAAGGTTATTGTGGACACGTAGAGGAATTTCAGGAAAAGCAGTACGATTTGTTTGCCAAAGTGCCTCGTGATGAAGATGGTAATATCTCTGATAAAGATGCTGCTAAGCTAACTCTTGAACTTCTCGCCGCTCGTGTAAAGTCTTGGGACTTCACAGAAGATGGTGAACCTGTAGACGTATCTCGTGCAAAGGAAATCTTTACCAAACTGCGGTGGGTAGCACGTCAATTCCAAGAGGGGGTAGAAGAATCTGAGGATTTTACCTAACTCTCGTCAGCCAACTTGAGGAATACGCAAGAAACGAGTTTGAATTAAACAAGGCTGACGATAAGGGAGTTACAACAAGGGAAAGGCTTGAGCAAATAAAGAGTGCCACGGGTGTTGCTCCCAAGGCTCTCAAGCCCAAGCCTTTCCCTTTTGTGTTTTTGAAGGTATGGAATACTTTCACAAGACTCTCTAACTCCCGTGGAGTGGGTATGTCTGGCCCTCTGCCCATCACTTACCAAGACATAAAAGCCTACATGGAAGTTACCGGAAGTAGATTGACCAAGGTGGATGTAGAAGTGATTAAGAAACTTGATAATGTTTACATGGAGGTAACTTACGATGGCTGATATTAAGGTCACTGTTGATACATCTAACATTGAGGATATTACTAATTCTCTTTTGAAGGCCCAAAAGACTGCTGCTCAATCTGCCTCCGTTTTTGACAAGGAGTTTCGTAAGGCCCAAAGGGCTGCACAAAATCTCGCTAAAACAAATGCAGAGGCAGAAAAGTCTGCTCAAAGTTACTACAACACACTTCTTAAAGTATCTGACGCCACATCTAAGGCAAAAGATTCTGCTGCTGTTTTTACTGCGGAGTTTAATAGGCAAGAAACGGCCATTAAAAATGCTCAAGTTGCTCAACAGTTTTACAACCAGACATTAGGTATAACTACTCAAGTTACCGGACCAGCTGCTCAGTCTGCAAATGTCTTTGAACAAGAGATAGAACAACTAACCAACAAATTTTTACCTGCTCAAGCTGCGGCAAATAGTTTTGAGCGCCAAGTTGAAGAACTTGCCAGAGCAAAGAGACTTGGAGTTATCAGTGCCCAAC